GTGAAAAGTGTGACATAAGGTAGTTAATTAAACTAGAGTAACAGGCAAATGTCATACTTTACACAATACAAATACGATGCGAGCAAGATAATATTAACAAATAAAATATAAAATATGAAAGTAACTTGCAAAAAAACTGGTAAAGATATGACCAGCAAAGTAATAAAAAATCTTGAAAAGTCTTTAATTAAAGATGGTTTCAAAATAGTAAGTAAGTCACCATACAGAGATAAAAATGGTAATATAATTAAAACAAAATAAATTATGATAGAAAAAGTAAAAAGTATCTGGGCAAGAAGTTATAGTATAACAAAAAAACAAGGTGAATTTTATCACGCAAAAGTAACTGATAGTTATGGTAAAAAGTATGATAATTACTTTGAAACAGCAGATAAAGCAAATAAGTGGGTGTACTATATATGGCAAAAAGAAGACTGGTTTAACAGTGTAAACTCACAAGAACTACTTAGTGATGCAATAGCTAACTGTATAGAAATAGATAAAGCAAATAATATTAACTTAAATTTAGATTAAAATGAAAAAGATAACATTAATAGTAGGTGTAGTATTTATGATGTCAAGTTGTGGTATACAATTTGGTAACTATGAAAGATATAAACAAATACATAGAAATAATACTTGTAGTGTAAAAGAAATTACTGATGAATTAATATATTATGTACAAGAAGACTCATTTAATGGTAATTTAGATTCAACAGTAGTACAACTATATATTGACAAAATAAATGAATTAAACAAAGAATTAATGTATACTAGTAGTTATGATTGTGAAAACTGTGATGAAATAGACTAATGCACAAAATTAAAACGAACACTAACAGATAATATAAATAAAAAATTATGTCAAACAAAATTAAATTCTTAAAAGCAAACAAAATAGCCTTAAACGGCATAACTTACAAGCCATACACTATATGTAGTTTACCACCAAAGTTTGGTGCAGAAATAAAAAGTTGGTTCAACTACAGAGGTTTAACTTATTTAGTAGACGAATCATGAAGTGTAAATGTGGAAATATAATACCTCAAGGCAGAGTTAATCTTGGTTATAGTAACTGTGTTAACTGCTCAACTACAGAAGCATATGGTTGTGCACCAGTAATAAACCATAAAACTGGTAACTCTATACAAATAATGTCAAGTAGCGATGCTGCTCGCATAGCCAAGTTAACTCAACGTAGAGGTTATGGCACAATGTTAGGGTAATGAGTGGTGAGTGTGATGTCGACTACCGACGGGTATATGTGAACAACTGAAAAGTATCTCACACTCATTTAACTAACACAAAACATGTTAGGTTAGTATAAGTACACTAGTAAGTATCTCCTAGGCTCGTACCGAACGGTACTTATACAAACTAACTAATAGGATAGAAAAGGCGGCACAATTAGTTGAATGTAGCGGGTTCGAGTCCCGCACTATCCACAAACTAAAATAAATAATATGAATACAGCAATAATAATAACAACAATAGTAGTAGCAATATATCTACTAGGTAAAAAAGAAATTAATAACATAGAAAAAAACATAGAATTATATGAGCAAAAAGAAGAAGCTGAACAGCAAAAATCCTAAATACTGGGACAAAAGCCTACTAAAACAACAACCAATAAAACACAAGAAGCTAATGTGTGAAGTTAAAGGTGTTAAAGTATACGGTATATGGTATGAATAACACAAATTAAAAACGAATACTAATAGATAATAATAATAAAATTAAATAAAATGAAAACATCAGATAACAAAGAACTGTTAGAAGCTACAATAAAAGGCTTACAAGAAAAAATAGTATTATTACAACATGATCTAAAAGAAAAAGAACAAGATTTAGAAGAAGTTAATAAACCAGAAATAACAGCAGAACAACTAGATACAATTAACGACGCAGTAACTGCAGCATTAGAAGATTTTCAGTTTGACTGTGGTATGTTTGATTATGAGTTTAATATAGGTTATGATAACAAGCTAGAACTCAGCGACTTAACCTTTACTGATGCATATGACTTAGAAGAAGCTATAATGATGAATATTACTAAACAATTTAAAACACCAAAAGATGATTAAAACAATAGATATGATTAAATTACCTAGGTACAAAGAAAACCTACGTATTGTAAACGGTACAGATGTATACTCTTATTCAACTAGAGTTGCAAAGATTATAGATGATGAGCTACACATATATGGTTGGTGGAGTCCAACTACATCTAAGCATGTAAACTATGTAGCAGATTATTATAACCTAACAAAAATAGACAAACATGACAGATAATAAACGCGTAACTAATAAACAAATATTAGATAGATTAGATCAACTTGGTAACGAGTTGGCAATCAAGATCGTAAGCCGTATGGTGAAATTAAAATCAATGGAAACTTGGTTTGACCATGTGTCCAAGTCTGACATAGCTTGGTCAACGGCTTATCAAGATCTTGAACTAACAGAAGAAGAAAATGCATTAGGTGAAGCTGCAAAGCTTATGACACTTATGAATTTATTTAAAGAAGATGAAGCATATGAAAAATGTGCTATCATAAAATCTCGTATGGACGAGGTTAATAGAATATTAAAGAAAAATAATAAAAAATGATTAAACGATTAGTAGTATATAATAGAAAATTAAGTCATGTTGACTATGTACAAAGGTATGTAGATAACTTATATGCTGATATATTTAGAGCTGCATTAAACAGTGAAATAAATAATAACAATAATAAATTGTTTAAAAAATATAGTAAATATTTACAATTATTAAAGTTTTAATATGAATAGAAATCAACAACAAATGTATAAGGACATTAGCGACTTAACTAAGGCTTTAACTAAACTAGTAAAGATATTAGAAAAAATGGCTAAACAACAATTATGAATATATTTTATTTAGATAAATGCCCTGTAAAAGCAGCACAAGTACAATATAATAAGCATGTAGTTAAAATGATACTTGAGTCAGCTCAGATGTTATGTACAGCTCATCATTGTTATGGTGATAAATATCAAGTAGAAAATGTACCGTACAAACAAGCTCATTTAAACCACCCGTCAACAGTATGGACTAGACGTTCAAAGTCTACATACATGTGGCTGTATAATCACATGATAGCTTTGGGTGATGAGTATAAAAAGAGATATGGTAAAACACATTTAAGTATAACTAAATGTAAAGACTTTTTAGCTGTACCACCTAGACATATTCAAGGTGATGATTGGTGTCAACCACCACAAGCTATGCCAGATGAATATAAAGATAAATGTAGTATTAAAGCATATTGGAATTATTACATCGGTGAAAAACATATTGTAGCTAATCCTAATAAAGAAAAAATATATAAACAAATACCTGAGGCTGTGACAACAGCCTATTAATAATACCTAGTAACAGGCTAATGTCACGTAACTTAAACTATTTAAATAATAACCGCATCGTATACCGTAGAC